GCCATCACCCCATGAACCGCAGGTTTGCGGGGTGGCGGCTCAATCCGAGAGCCACCACGCCATGTCGTAAAACGGCATCGTCTCTATTTCAGCAAGGGTAAAACCAGTTTCCTTTGCCAGACGTTTTGCCGCGTGCTTCAACAACGAAACATCAAACCCGCTATTCGCTAACCAGGCGAAAATAGGCGGCGTGTACACGGTTGTAATCCTTCACTTTCAGCCCCTCCAGATCCGAAGGGCCGCACTGCGCCAGGCTGGAAAACAGCATCAGGTCGGCCGCGTCGCCATCCTTGGGGTGCGCCTGCATGCTGTTGCGCACATCCTTCAACGAAGGCGAACGCAGGGTGATGGAGTCGCACTCAATGCTATTGAGCGTGCTCGGTACCGAGAACTTCACCGTCACGCTTTCCGGGGTCAACACCATCCACTCCGGGATCTTTTTTGCATCTTCAGCAGTAATCAAATCATTCATGTTCGTTATCCTTAAAGGCCCAGGGCGGTGCGCATCGCGGCCAGTTGGTCGACGCCATTGACGACGCGAATGGAATTGACCGGGTCGATTTCGTACATCACCGTCCCGTCAATTTCGAGCTTGTAGTAGGTGACCGCCACCGCGTATTTGAACTCGGCCTTATCGCCCACTTTCCAGTCGCCTGGGTCGACTTCCTTGAGCATCCCGCGAATGGTCGCGGTCACTGCCGTGATCTCACCCTTCTGGCCCTTGAAGGCGCCGCGGAACGAACCGTTAAAGGCGGTTTGGTCGGCCAGGCCGAAGTACTTCATAGCCTCCTTGCGCACGCCGTTGGTGACAAACGAGGACTCCAGTTTTTCCAGGCCCATGTCCATTTCAATGGGGGCATCCATGCCGCCCGCACGATACTCTTCGGTCTTCACCGAAACTTTGGGCAGCACCAGACTGGGCACGTCGCCCTGAAAGCTGGTGCCGTCCACGAACAGGTTGGTGTTAAAAAGCGTTTGCGGAATCATTGAGCAGCCCCCTTAGGCTTTTGCGTCCAGAACTTCGGTGATCCACTGGTCGGTGACTTCCACCAGGAACGTTGGGTTTTCAGCCGGTGGCACGTCGGTAAAGCGCACACGCCAGAAGCATTTACCCTGCGACAGCTGGCTGGCCGTGTTCAGCTCTTGGTCTGCATAGACCTCAAAGTTGATCACCGCGCCGGCGTTTTTGAGGTCGCGCATGAAGTCCGCCAGACCTTCGGTCACGTCCTTGATAAAGGTCTTGGTGATCCCGCGATCCACCGCCCATTTGTTGCCGTACAACAGTGCCGCCATGACCATGTCTTGGGTGCGCACGCGGGTCACAAACGCCCATTTCGGATCACTCGACAGCGTGCGGTTGCCCCACAGGCGATAGCCGTCATCCCGGATGATCGTCGTGATATTGGCGTTGTTGAGCAGGTTGGCTCGGCAGGTTTCGTCACCGTCGAGGAACTCAATCGGGCGAGTAGTACCGGTGATGCCAACAAACTCTTTGTTCGACGGCGAAGCCCAAAAACCATATTCCGCATCGGTCCAAGCGAACAGGCCGGCGACATAGGCCGAGGCCGGGGCATCTACCGTTTTGTTGAGGGTGGTGTCCCAATACTGGGCACCCGGATCGACCATAAAGATGCGCTTACTGCCGAAGTTTTCGGCGTATTCCATCGCGGCTTCATCAGTCGTGTTCGGCCCATCAATAATGGCGATGGCCCCCAGCTTGCCTGCCAGGGCATCCATGGCAGTGGCGACCGCCTGCGTCGCAGAATGTCCAGGCGCCACCAGCAGTCGCGGCTGGGCGTTGAAGCGGCTCTTGCCATCAAGCAGCGCCTGAAGGCCGGAGCGCTCGCCCGAAACTTTGACGCCGCCAATAATGGCCGACGTCAGCGCCGCCGCGTCGGTCAGCTTTTCGACACCCACCGCGACAATCACCGCTTTGGCGCGAACGAAGATCGCCTTCGCGGATTTGGTGATAGGCGAGTCCTCACCGAAAGCTGCCACTGCTTCGCGCTCGCTGGTCAGCAGCACGGGGGCATTGGGCTTCGCGGCGCCTGGGCTTGCGAGAGCGGCCCAGCCTGCCGCGATGGTGTCCACCAGGCCAATGATCGAGGTCGAGGGTAAAGAGATGGTCCGCGAACCAGTGTCCACGTTGGTGACCGTGACGCCGTGAAAAAAACCGGTAGCCATAAAAGCATTCTCCAGAAACGAAAAAACCCGCTCGGGGCAGGTCTTGGGTGAAACAGGTTGTCGTTACGCGTAACGCGCTACAGTCAGGACAGGGGCTTGCCCCGGTCGGGCTCAATGTTCGAGGCGCAGTGATCAGGGTCGAACCAGTCGAGCCACTTGCACAACACGCAACCCCAGCGCTTGCCCTTGCGGGACGCTTTGGCGGCGCGGGAACTGATCGTCTCGTCAACGTCACCGCCAAACGCGGTATTGGCCAACTGGTCGAAAGACACCGCCAGGCGATGAGCACGATCACTGCCACCGATCACCGCGCACAACATCCACACAAGCCCAAGCAGCGACACCAGCAGACAGGGAATCAACAGCAGGAACAGCAAGACACGTTTCTTCAATTCGCTTTCTCCATACTCCAGATACAACAACGCCCCGACAGTGCGGGGCGCTTGCGGGCCGGCCAGAGCGCTTAAACGCGTTCTTTGGCCTGAATCGGCGCGTCGAGAATTTCCAGCGCCCGGCCCTCGGCCAGTAAGCCGAACGCCTCCAAGTACAGCGCGCCGTTTCGGGTTGCGTCATCGGTAAGGTCGATGAATTTGGCGGTTGCCAGGTCTTGCAGGAACACCCGCACTTCAGCCGCTTTTTTGCGCGCCTCCAACGCGGCCGACGGGTCGTCGAGCGCGGCCATTTCAATAGCGACTTTTTCGTCGCTCGTGAAGCGGTTGCGGTACGCCAGCACCGTCATACGGGTCATATATTCCTGATTGACGACGGTGAAGTCCGACAGGGAACCATGAATAAACGTGACGCCATCCAGACTGATACTTCCACCATGTTCTTGGATAGTTTGATACTGGTAAACGGTGCCGTCTTTAGCGAGTAACAAAGGCATATTAGAAACCCTTCAAGTTGAGAAAGCCGTTATTGATCGAACCCGAGTTTCCCGGTGGGTTGTTTGCGCTTTGATCGAATGTCTGAGCCGCGTATTTCCACGCGGGGGATATTGGGTAAACACCCTTGGTATTGACGATCAGCGCTGAGCCTTCAGCCGCTGAGGCGGCCGCCACCCCCAGAAACACCGTGGACCGAGGCTTAAGAAAAAGCCCGACCGTAAGGCCTAGGGTGTTAGCCAACCGGCTGGCACCAATATCGACGCAAAAAATCCCTTGCGCATAGGCCCGCAGCTTGCAGAAAACTAAGACAAACGGGACGGTGAAGGACTGTGCGTAGCGCAAGTTAAGATCGAACGTGCTGATTACCGTTGCCAACCCGCTATACGACAGGGTCAGCGCATGAAATGATTTCTTAGACGCATCAAGCACCAGCTGAAGGTCCGCCACACCCGCCACCTGCGCGAGCAGCGGCGTACCCACATAGGTGGGCGTCAAATTCAATACGCCTGCGCTGGTGAACGAGAAAGCCACCAAATCGGAAGTACCCGACGCCGACGCCGCGCCACCAACCAGGCACACCCCGTACACCACGTCATTCAACACAAACGAACGCAACAGCGACCCGTTCTGAACTTGCCCGAAGTCGTACAACACTCCGGTGGTGATAACACCGGTCAGGCTGATAAACGCATATCGGAAGGTGTAGCTCGGGTAGTTACTATCGAGCAGGAGCGTACCCGTACTTAGCTTGCTGATCGAGGAGACGCCCAAGTTTGCGCCATTATTCGAAACCATAACTTGCGTCGGGCCACCATACAAAATAGCCCCCGCCGGGGTCAGATACTGCAAGAACCACAACCCAGTACCACCAACGTAGGAAAACAGCAGGAAGTTACCGTTCGTATCACTAATCAATCGGCAGCCACCCACAACCGATGAAAAGTTCGTCATCGCCGTTTGTGCTTTAACGATGGCGCCCGCATCGGAAACAATGCCGAAAAGACTAGCTGCCGACGACAGCCACATAATGTTGCCCGTGACAGGCGACACAGCCACCTTGATAGCCCCGCCACTCGGGGTAGCTGTCAGCGTAATGGGTGCCGTGCGTAGCGTGCCGTCGGCGTTAATTTGCGCATAGAACGTGCCCGAGTTCCAACCGTAGACGTAGCCAAAGCCCCCATTTGAAATAGGTACCGGGGCGTACTTGGTACGGCCCGCGCACGCCCCATTATCGATAACAGCGCTGTTATCGTTGATTTCATCGGAGTAGCACAGCACCGCCCCGGGCGCCGACACCACCAGCGAGATAACGCCTGCCGCCGTGATCAGGCTAAGGCCAGTCGAGGAAAAGACCAGTGCTCCGCCATTGGACGTGGGTTGAATATGGTAAGGGAACACACTCGCGGCGATTAGCCCAGTCGCCACCAACTGCAAGCTTTGCGTATAGATCGCAAAGTATGCATTACCGGACTGCCCGCCGTACCAGGCCACGCAAATATTGCCGTTGCTCAGCAGCGCCATGCACAAGTTGCCGTAAGTGGTCATCGCGCCCGACACCGAGGGATACACATGCACCCGGTTCACAAACTCCCCTTGGGGGGTCAGCTTTTGCAGAATCAAGGTGGTGGCAACCGTGGACTGAGTACCGTACTTAGTGCCGGAGAACAGAAGCATAGAGCCATCGGCCAACGTCATTGACGCGGAGGCCGTGACCGTGTCGGTAGTTGTTCCACCACCAGCGCCAGGGACATTCA